GGCCCCCTACCAAATTATTTTTTGAAAGGATCTATCATGGCAATTCCTAACGGTGCTGGTGGCTATCAGTACAACGACGGTAATACCGGCGAGGCTTTGTTGTTTGTCCAGGGTGCACCCACTGCGCTAACCGGCGCAGCAACGGTCACCGCCGCGCAACTGGCTAATGGTCTGTTCACGTTTGATGGCACCGCTGGTGCTATGACGTTGCCGACCGTTGCGTTGCTCGAAGATGAGATTTCTTCGGCAGCTAAAGTCAACGCTGCGTTCACGTTTGCAGTCGTCAACATTGATGGTTCTGACGCCGTAACCGTAACCGCAGGTACGGGCTGGACGATTGTTGGTACCGCTGCGGTATCAGCTAACACGTCTTCGCAGTGGCTAGCACGCAAGACCGGCGACGGTACTTGGACGGCTTACCGTATTGCGTAATTGATAGGGGGTTCGCCCCCTATTCTTAAAAGGACAAGCAAATGCCAAACACCAAAGCTGTCGGTGTCGCGTACAGCGATCCCGAATTTGAAAGCGTTGCCGTTACTGGTGCCATTACTGGTGCTTCAGTTGCGGTTACGGGAGCACTAACTGGCACGCAACTGGACTTGAACGCGCCCGTCTCTAAGACGGCTTCGTTTTCTCTAGGCGCGACCGAAAACTTCGTTATTTGTAATGGAGCTTCGGCTAACGTTACGGTTACGTTCCCCACCGCGTCGGCCAATACCGGTCGTGTAGTGTGGATCAAGAACCTGTCGGCTAGCTACACAGTCATTTCGGCGTCGTCAAACGTCAAACCTATTAACTCCGGCACCGCAGGCACAGCAATTCTTGCCGCAACGGCTGGTGCTTGGGCAATGCTGGTTTGCGATGGCACCGATTGGATTGTGATGGCGTCGTAAATCTAAAGGATGGAAGGGGGCTTCGGCCCCCGATTAAATTATGGCTGTCATCTATCTCCACCACCCTACGCATGGTGCTAAAGTTGCAATATCTGACATGGAAGCTGACCGTGACAGAGAGAATGGTTGGGAAGATTACGATCCTAACAAGGTAAACGTTGAGTCTGCGTCGGACGACATTGAGCCTGTTAACGAACTTCAGCCTCGTCGCCGCAGCCGTAGGATTCAGGAGACTGAGGTATGACGACCGCTGCTGAAATTATTGATGGTTCTCTTAGACTCTTAGGCGTGTTAGCGGAGGGTGAGACACCTTCTGCGGCAGTCATGCAAGACTCAATCATGGCTATCAATCAGATGATTCAGTCTTGGGATACCGAGCGCCTGTCAGTATTCAGTACGCAGGATCAAGTATTTACTTGGCCCGCCAACGTCATCTCGCGCACGTTAGGGCCAACAGGTGACTTTGTAGGCAACCGTCCTATTGAAGTGGACGATGCAACGTACTTCAAAGACCCATCGTCAGGGCTATCGTTTGGTGTTAAGTTGATCAACCAGCAGCAGTACGACGGTATCGCGTTTAAGACGGTGACATCAACGTACCCGCAGGTTCTATGGGTTAACAATACGTTCCCTAACATTGAAATGACCATCTATCCAGTGCCTATCAAAGCGCTGGAGTGGCATATTGTTTCAGTGGAAACGCTCAATGAAGTGTCAAGCGTTGCCACAGATATGTACTTCCCACCTGGCTATTTACGTGCGTTTCGGTACAACCTAGCCTGTGAGTTGGCGCCTGAGTTTGGTATTGAGCCTTCGCCTCAAGTGCAGCGTATCGCCATGACAAGCAAACGCAATCTTAAGCGTATTAACTTTCCTGGTGATCTTATGGCGATCCCATACCCGATTGTTGCAACGCGTCAACGCTATAATATTTACAGTAATAATTTTTAGATATGTTGTATTTTAACGCGATTCGGAGCTCTTTTACGGGTGCTAAATCTGTGGATAAGATTTTCTTGATGAGTAACCAACTCCAAATTATCAAGACGATTATTGGTTTTATCCAAGTCTTTATGGTTTACCTCCAGCCGGTGAGGGATAGCACCATTAAACGCCTCCCAAACAGCCCGATGAACCAACTTTTTTGTGTATATACCTTCTTTACAAAAACTAGTTATCAAATAACCACTGTTGTTCAAACTTGCTTTAATTTGCCTATATTCAGTATTGTTGGCCCACGTAAGTCCTTTTTTAATAGACATAACAGTGGTGACACTAGTATTCAAAAATGCCGCGACTTCTTTAAGTTTGGCGCCATTAGCCAGCATGTCTTTTGCTTGTTTAACTTGTTCACTACTAAGTACTTTTCCCCTCGCCGTTCGACGCATGTTCCCAAAATTGCTAATCTCATACAGCCCTTCAAATTCAAACGCCGGTTTCCAAATTTCCATATAAATCTTTCAAAAAGGTTTATGTATATTAAACCTAATTATATTGGATTGCAAGCGTGAAAACGCCGATTCTAGGCTCGTCTTACGTTGCACGGTCCGTCAACGCAGCCGATGCGAGGATGGTCAATTTGTTTCCCGAAGTTGTGCCGGAGGGCGGCAAAGAACCCGCGTTTCTTCAGCGCTGCCCTGGTCTGCTGAAACTAGCAACAATCGGCAACGGCCCTATTCGTGGGTTATGGACTTTTTCATCTAACAGCAGCATCGCGTTTGTTGTTTCAGGTAACAGCCTGTACAAGATCAACACGAGCTACACCGCTACGCTATTAGGCACTATTACAGGCACTGGCCCTGTTAGCATCGCGGATAACGGCACACAAGTCTTTATCGCTGCCAATGGCCCAAGTTACATCTACAACAACCTCACCAGTACGTTCGCGCAGATTTTAGACGTGGATTTTCCTGGTGCAGTGACGGTTGGTTATCTTGACGGCTACTTTGTTTTTAACGAGCCTAACAGCCAACGCATTTGGGTCACGCAACTACTTGATGGTACGTCGATCGATCCGCTTGATTTTGCCAGCGCCGAAGGATCGCCCGATGGCGTAGTGGGGCTTATTGTTGACCATCGAGAAGTGTGGGTCTACGGCACAGGTACGGTTGAAGTTTGGTATGACACAGGATCATCAGACTTTCCGCTTCAGCGCATCCAAGGCGCGTTTAACGAGATCGGTTGTATATCTGCTTACACCATCGCCAAGATGGATAACGGTTTGTTTTGGTTGGGCGCAGATGCTCGCGGGCAAGGTATCGTCTACCGCGCTAATGGCTACACCGGCCAGCGCATCAGCACGCACGCTGTCGAGTGGCAAATCCAGCAGTACGGCAACTTAACGGATGCCATCGCGTACACCTATCAGCAAGACGGCCATAGTTTTTACGTCTTAACCTTCCCCAGCGCCAACGCAACATGGGTCTATGATGTCGCAACAGGCGCATGGCATGAACGGGCTGGCTGGAACAATGGATCGTTCACGCGTCATCGCAGCAACTGTCAGATGGCGTTTAATACTAAGATTGTCGTTGGCGACTATGAAAACGGCAATATCTACGCGTTTGACTTAGATACTTACGCCGATAACGGTCAAACACAAAAGTGGTTGAGGTCGTGGCGAGCGCTGCCAACAGGTCAGAACAATCTCAAGCGCACCGCGCAGCACTCCATGCAGATCGACATCGAGTCGGGTGTCGGCCTAAACGGTGTCCCTTTGCAAGACATGTATCTGACCACGGATGTCTTGGAGGCTAACAACTATTTTCTGCTGTCTGAAGGCGGCGACTCCATCATCGACGAAGACACGTCTGTGGAGTCCATCTACATCACTACCGACATCATTGAGCCTAACAATTACTTCTTAGTCTCTGAAGACGGCGCTTACTTTATTGATGAAGAGATGGACGGCGTACAAGGTGCTGACCCAGAGGTCATGCTGCGCTGGTCAGATGACGGTGGACATACGTGGTCGAATTACCGCACCGCGTCAATTGGCAAGATCGGTGAATATTACCGTCGCGTATGGTTCCGTAGGCTCGGTATGACGCTCCAGTTGCGCGACCGCGTATACGAACTATCGATGACTGATCCCGTGAAGACAGCGCTTATGGGCGCAGAACTCTTGATCAGCCCCACCAATGCCTAATCCTAGCGCCACGCCGACACCGATCACGCCACCGCGTGTGCCGTTCTTCGACGCACGTACAGGGCTGATCGACCGCGCCTGGTATCAGTTTTTTCTATCGTTGTACCGCATATCCGATACGGCGGCTAATGATGGGATTGCTAGCTTAGGGCTAGAGTCCCTTATAGCGTCCTATGACGCTGCGCTCCAAGCGCTTGACCAAGACGTGCATACGCAGCCGCCTAGTGAGCTTGGCTCGTTACAGCAACAAATTGATGAGTTGCGTCAGAAGTTAGAAACGCAGCCTGAGCACTTGATCAACGAGATCGCGCAACTACAAAGTCAGATTCAAGCCCTACAAGTAACGCCGCCGCCAAGAGAGTTTAAGCGGTCAAGATACGGTCAGTTTTATGACACTACATCTCAAACAGCGGCTGCTATCAACACACCTTACGCGATCACTTTTGATACCACGGACGTTAGCAATGGCGTTTATATAGGGTCGCCCACATCAAGAGTTTACGTCGATGAGCGCGGCATCTATAATTTTTTGTTCAGTATTCAGCTTGACAAAACAACGGGTGGTACAGGTATCTTTTGGGTATGGCCTCGAATTAACGGCGTTGACGTGCCTAACAGCAACAGCCAACTACGTTTGCAAGGCAATAATTCTGAACAACTTGCTACTATTGGGTACTTTTTTCCGCTTAACGCGGGCGATTACGTTGAGGTTATGTACGCGGTGGATGATGTGACGGTGGTGGTGCAAGCCTTTGCGTCGTCTGCGTTCTATCCGGCTGTGCCGAGCATTATTCTTACTGTTAGCAATAACATTGAAGGGGTCCAATAATGGCAGTCACTGTTAAAGTGCTCGTTCCGGCCAAGACGGTCGAATCGTCACAAACCACGCAATATACCGCAACAGGTGTGACGGCGATTATTGATAAGTTTACGGCCACTAACTACAGCGCCAGCGCTGCAACGATCAGCGTCAACCTTGTCACAGCCGCAGGCTCGGCGGGCAACACGAACTTGATCACGAAGACCAAGACGCTTCAGGCGTCGGAAGTCTATACGTTTCCTGAGTTGGTCGGTCAGGTGCTTGGCGCAGGCGACTTCATTAGCACTATCGCTGGCACAGGTAGCGCCATCAATATGCGCGTCAGTGGGCGAGAAGTAACCTAATGATCCACCATCACTTCAGCGCAGGCGTATAAAGGAGAGAATTATGGCTGCATGGATGTTACCCGCAGCAATTATAGGTAGCGCACTCTTTGGTGCCAGTTCATCTAAGAAAGCTGCTAGCACACAAGCTGACGCGGCTAATCGCGCTGCTGACTTGCAGATGCAGCAGTTTGAGCGTCAGGTTGAACTGCAAGAGCCTTGGCGTCAGGCGGGCATTACCGCGCTTAACAAACTAACGCCGCTTGCGACTGAATATACGCCGTTTGGGATGGAGCAGTTTCAGCAAGACCCAGGTTACGCGTTTCGTATGCAAGAAGGTATGAAGGCGCTAGAGCGGTCAGCCGCAGCACGAGGTGGCCTGTTGTCAGGTGGCATGTTAAGAGGTGCTCAACGATACGGTCAAGACCTAGCGTCGCAAGAGTACATGAACGCGTTTAACCGTTATCAGGCAGAGCGTAACGCCCGTCTTAACCCACTGCAATCGTTGGCCGGTGTCGGCCAGACAGCGACGAATCAACTAGGCCAAGCAGGTCAAGCGATGGCAAGCAACGTCGGTCAGGCGATGGGCGCAGCCGCTCAGGCAAGAGCGTCAGGGTACGTGGGCGGCGCGAACGCACTGGCTCAAGGTCTTGGTACGTATTTGAATTATCAGCAGGGTCAGAACTACTTAAACGCTCGTTTCCCGCAACAAGCAGCGCCAATTACTGACTATAGTTATTCTTATACGCCTAGTAGTTACGACGAACTTTTTGTACCTCCAGGGGGGTAGATCATGGCCCTTGTTGACCCAAACATCGCGCTGTCTTATAAAGGTATCCAACTGCAAGACCCGTTGGACCAATACAGCAAGGCGTCTGCGGCGCAGTTTAACGCGCTTAAGATGGATGAGATTATGCGAGAGCGCGACGCGTTGTCGCAGATTCAATCGTCAATTACAGCTAAAGGTGGGCCACCTGATTTAAGAGTTGCTGCTGAAGCAATGTTTAAGACGGGCAGACCTGAGTTTGTAAAGACAGCGATTTCTATATTTGAAAAGTTAGATAACCAAAAAAGATACGAAGACTACTTACGTCAAACAGAAGGTGCGCCTAGCCCTGCGCCCGCACCAACTCCAACCGCTGCACCTGTAAACGCGCTAGCGCCTTCAGCCGCTGCTGCTCCCGCGCCAGCACCTGTAAACGCATTAGCTGCACCTGTTGCAACCTCTACTCCTTTAATCTCAGATTTAGAGCGTCGTTACAAAATAGTGTCTGGTATTGATACACCTGAAGCTAAAGCGGAATCGCGATTGCTGCTAAAACGAATTGATGATGCTATGGCGGCGCAACGTGCTGAAAACGCGTCGCCAGACGATATTCGTACGTTAAGACTACTTGGTTTACCTGTTACCGTAGAAAGTTTACGTCAACTTAACGAAGTTAAAAGAGCGCCTCAACAACCTGCCCCCTTAGTGCCTGTGCTACAAAACGGTAAACCTACACTTGTACCGCGTGAGCAAGCTGTGGGTCAAACACCGTTTTCGCCTGCGGCAGTACAAGTATTAGGTTTGGGGCCAGGAAGAGAGACAAAAGAGCAGCGCGTACCTCAGCCACCTTCTGGTTATCGATTTACGCCATCCGGTGATCTTGAACCTATACCAGGTGGTCCAGCAGCGCCTGGATTGTCAAATAAAGATATTCAAAAACGTGAAGCAGTGTTTCCTCAAGCTACACAAGCAGTTAAAGGTTTTGAAACTAAATCTGATTTATTTATTAAAGACTTGGAGCGTCTTCGTGATGATCCAGGTTTAAATCAAATCACTGGCCCTATCTATGGCCGCACACCAAGCGTAAGCCCAGCAGGTAGTCGAGCACAGGCTTTGTACAACAAAATCTTTGCTAAAGGTGGTTTTCAAGCGCTGCAAGACATGCGCGAGGCGTCCAAAACAGGCGGCGCGTTAGGTAACGTGTCTAACGAAGAAGGTCGTCGTCTTGAAAGATCAATTGTTGGTGGCCTTGATAGAACACAAAACATTAAAGATGTTAAAAAAGGTATTGATGATTTAATTGACGAAATTCGTACTTCAAAGTCTCGTGTACGCGAAGCGTATGATTCAACTTACGAGTACCGAACACAGCAAGGTGCTGCGCCCGCGCAACCCGCGTCAACTGGCGGCTGGTCCGTCGTGAGGTAATCATGGCCGATCAAATCTATAAAGTACGCGACCCGCAAGGAAACATCCGAGAAATTAAAGGACCGGCTGGCGCTAGTGACGAAGAAGTCATCGCACAAGCGCAGCGTCTGTTCGCCGCACCCGCGCCTGCCCCCACCGCGCCCGAACCACGTAGTGAGGGTATGCCAACCGCACCTCGCCAAGACATACCGTTTGGTCAACTTACCGCGCCGTTTATGGGTTTTAGTAGCGGTGTGGGTAATGTCATGTTTGGTGGACAAGAATTACTTGGCCGAGGTTTGCAAGCCATAGGAGCGCAAGAAACCGGCGCGGCGTTAGCAGCAGACGCGGCTAGACGTCGAGCACAAGAACAAGCAAAAATCCAACCTTACAAAGAACAATTCCCTATCGCAACGGGTGCAGGTGAGTTTGCGGGTGAAGTAATTTCTACACTTCCTGTGGGCGGTGCAATCGCAGCGCCTGTACGTGCGGCTGGAGCGGGTCGTTTAGCGCAAGCAATACGTACTGGAGGTCTATCTACGGGTGCAGCTCCAGCTACTACGTTAGGTGGCAGGCTTGCTGACCTAGGCACACGAGTTAGTGGAGGCGCGATAACAGGCGGCGCAACTGCGGGGCTTATCAATCCAGATGAAATAGAAACTGGCGCAGCGATGGGCGGTGCCGTAGCGGCAGCAGCGCCTCCAATCATTAAAGGATTAAGTCGAGTTGCTGGAAAGGCTACGGATGTAGGTAATTTACCAAACCAGTTAGCCGCTCGTATGGTTAGGGAATCTTTAAATTCTCCTGAACAAGTCGCTGCTGTACGCGCTGCACTGCAACAAGCGCAACAGCAAGGTTTAGATTTAACAGCTCAACAAGCCATAGCCCGTAACGGGCTTATCGTGCCTGGATTACAAGCAACAATTGAAAAAGCAATTAAAAAGACAGGACTTGTTGATACAAGGCTTGCCAAAGAAACAGCGCAAGAAGCCACACGTTTAACAACCATAAAAAACATGACGCCTGATTTGCAAGCGTCCATCAATATTCGCGCCGCGTCAGCAAAACCTTTTTATGAGGCAGCAGATAAGGCAGTTTTACCGATTGATAGTGATCTAGCTAGTGTTATTTCTCGGATGCCAGAAGGCACGTTAGCGGCTGCGGCTAACATCGCTAAGATGGAAGGTAGGCCTTTCATCATGGGTAAAACTACCCCACCTAAAATTGTTGAGACTGGCGTACTAGATGCGGCAGGCAATCCTGTCACTAAAGAAATACCAGGTAAAACAGCTGAGATTACTGGCGAATCACTGCATTACATTAAACGGGCGTTATCCGATATTGCGTACGGCCCTACATCTACAACGGGCGCGGGTAGAGATACGCAGTTAGCCGCTCGGAAATTGCTAGGTGATTACGTCAAAGTCTTTGAGACTAAAGTACCAGAGTATGGTGAAGCAAGACGCATTTATTCCGATTTATCAGCGCCAGTGAACCAAGCGCAAGTGCTTAAAGAGATGGCGTCTGTGTTGGAAAAACCAGGCGGCGGTGAGCGTATTGGGCCTTTCTTAAATGTGCTTGGGCGCGGAGAGCAAGCCATGCTTAAACGCGCTGGTGGTCGAGGTGGCCCTCGATTTGAAGCGCTTGATGAAGTATTGACGCCAGAACAAATTTCTACTGTTCGAGAAGTAGCCCGACAACTTGAAACGCAAACGGCGCTTAAATCGCAAATTACTGAAGCGCAACAAAGGGCGTCTGATCTTATTAAAGACGAACTACCTAACTACAGAATACCTAACATCTTCAACGTATGGGCGACTAGCGCCAATAAAATATTAGCCACATTAGGTCTTAAAATTGGCGATGAATCTATCAAAAAGATAGCTGAAGCATCCATGTCAGCTAAGTCATTTGATGATTTATTGAATACACTGCCTGGTGAAGAAAGGTCTAAAGTTCTTAAGGCTATTAGTGACCCTAGCACGTGGGGTAAAACTGGCGCTACAATTATGAAAAGCGCTACAGTAGCAACAACTCCTCCGGTAAGTTTAGATGTAAGCGGAACAGCAGAAAGCATGTCTCCGGCTGAAAGACGGTTGGCTGAGCAAGTAAGAATGGAGCAGCGCAACATGCTTAACCCTAACCAATCAATCCAAAACAATTTGATGAGATAGTTATGGAGCAAGAAGTGGAAACGCGTTTATCCGTTCACGAGGCTGTCTGCGCCGAACGTTATAAGTCTATTGAGCAATCATTCAGCCGCGTTGAAGAGCGATTTGACGACGGTTCGCAAAAGATGAAGAAACTTGAATACCTGATGTACGCCGTCATGGTTGCCGTGCTCCTCGGCCCTGGCGCTGCTGCCATTTTTTTTAAGAAACTTTTAGGTGTTTAAGTTAGGCAGGCGATCGGTTGAACGTCTGCAAGGCGTTCATCCTGATCTTGTGAAGGTGGTTGAACGTGCGATCGAGATGTCGCCCGTAGACTTCACAGTGCTTGAAGGCTTACGCTCACCGGAGCGTCAACAGACTTTAGTCGCATCAGGCGCAAGCCAGACGCTTAACAGCCGTCACATCACCGGCCACGCCGTGGATCTTGGCGCATGGGTGGACAATCAAGTCGATTGGTCTTGGCCGCTGTACGCTAAGATCGCAAACGCGATGAAGGCAGCAGCTAACGAGTTAGGCGTTGCTATCGTGTGGGGTGGCGATTGGCGCACGTTCAAAGATGGCCCGCACTTCGAGCTAGATCGCAAGTTTTACCCCTAATGGACCCGTTAACCATCCTCGCTGCGTTTGGGCCGCTGGCCGTTGATCTTGGTAAGTCCTTGATCGGTCGGTTTATACAGACAGACGGCTATAAGCCTACCAACATCGCCGAGTACGTGCGGATGCGCGAGTTAGACCTTAACATGTTCAAGGCGATGAACGACGCAGGCGGTGCTAACCCGTCCTATCCGTGGGTCGAGGCGATCGTGCGGCTCATGCGACCAGGCGTTGCGCTTATTGTGCTAGTGACTTGGGCGACGTTAAAACTTAACGGTCAGTCATCAGAGTCGGTCGATAACTTCGCAGCGGCAGTAGGGTTCTATCTGTTTGGTGACCGGACGCTGTTCTACTCAAAGAAGCGCTAGAGCGCTCTTGCTTCCTTAAACAACTCCATCCGCTCGCGTGACGCACGCAACGCTGTGTAGCGCTGGTGCAGGCGCTCCATGATCGAGATACGCTTAGCGCCTGCGCGTTCTTCGTTAAGCAAACTCAACACTTGATCCTCGGTCATAAGCGCCAGTTCTTTGTTGAGCTTTCGCCAGTTCATGCTCAATTTTGTTCTCCAGTTCGGTAATCTGCTTTTGTATGCGCTCTAGCGCACGGTATTGTTGCCGCAACATCTTCTCGTGCTGATGCTGCTCGGCCTTAGCGGCTTTAAGTTTAGTCTGCCACAAACTAAGTCGGGAGGTCATAGCGATCCTTAATCACACGCATGATGTCTTTGGGCGTCATGTTGGGTATGGCTGCGATGAGAAGGCAATCCATCGCAACCTTTTGCGCGAACTGGCGCATCTCCTTGACGGTCATTACGGCTCAGTCGCGGCGTTGCGGATCATGCCAATCAATTCGTCGTCGCTAATCATAACGAGAAGGGGTTGTGCCAAGATATTTTCTTATTGCGCGTGGGTGGCGTGATCTCGGTCGCGGTGTAGCCGTAGGCCCAGCCCGATCGCTTTGATACCGATGACTGCCGTTTAACGCGCTTGCGTGTGATCTTGCCTTCATCGAGCAAAGGCCACAGTGAGTTGTGAATCGTCTTTGCGGACATGTTCAGTTTTTTGGCTAGCTCAAGCGCTGTGATGGGTGTGGAGCGTTGTTGCATGTACTTAAGACACGCTTGTTTCCGATCAACGGCTGATTCTTTTCTCAGCCGCACTATACCTATAGCCATGTGCTTTTCTCCAATAAAATTTGTTTGATGTG